AGCTTGAAAGGGTTTGTTAAGTATGACTGTTCCCATTGCAGTAGTTACGCTAATTTCACCGCTACTTGTGCCGTCAGCTTGAGGGAGTAAAATAACCAAAGTGCGTTGTAATTCGTCAACTGTTACAGATAGCGATGTACCCCTTATACCTATAGTCGCACTGCTTGTTTTTAACTTTATTCTCTTCTTGGGGATCTTACCTAATTTACTACTAACAAATCTTGCAGTGCCTTTTGCAAAGGTTAATGCCATTTGTGACTTTTGCGGATCTGGATTAAAGACAAACTCATCAATAACAATCTTTGAGTTTTCAGTTAATCGTATTTGCGTATCATCAATGAAAGTTATACCCATACGCCCCTTTGCAGTTTCTACGTTGTCAAAAGATACAACGCCAAAATCTACTGTGGCTTCATAGGGTTTGTCTCTTACAACTCTAGCAACGCCGTTTACTTCGCTTATGTTTCCAATACTAACAACCTGCGCTTGTGCCTTGATCGTTTTGGATAACACACACAGTTGAAGTAGTAGAACCCACGCTAATAATTTTAAGCCAGTCATTATCTTGTGTTGATTTTTGTTGAATATTAAAAGTTCTGTTACTGCCTGTGTGATCAAGCCAAAAATAGCCACCTGCATAACCATCGCCATCATAAGTAACCGCATTATCAGATCCATCAATGTCCATATAGTTAGTAGCCGCATCTACGTCAATAGATGCAGTAATAGCGTTGCTAGATCCATTAATAATCCAGTCTAGATCTAACGTACTAGCTAGTGCGGCCATGGCGTGGTTGAGTGTGAAAGTATTACTATTTCCAGTAGCCTGGACGTTTACATTACTGCCGTCGGCTCCAAACGTATTACTTTCGTCTGTACTCATGTTGAACGTATTACTGTTGCCATCAAATACAAAGTTACCTGTGTAGTTATCAGCCCATATATCGCCTAAGAACTTGTTAGAATCGCCAATCATGTCTAAATTGAGATTCATAACCGTACCGTCTAGATCTAGAGCTGTCATGCTTCCTGCGGCGGCATCTGCGCCACCAATGATGTTGCCAGATCCTAATTGCTCAAAGTCAAAGTTAGAATTAGAAGATCCTGAACTTTGATCTATAAATATCTCATTATCTGCGGCATGCAAAGGTGCTGACAATAAAAGTAATAAAAGTATTTTTTTCATTCTTTATATCTCCAATAGTTATTGATTACACCCTCTTTGATCGTTTCTAACACGGCCGTTTCTATGGCTATCTGTAATGCAATGCTCATTGCTTCGTTTGCTACAGATCCACCTTCTATTTCTACTAATTCTGTGCCTTCGCTTATGAACCTAAATACATCGTTATCCAGAGAAGCCGAGAATACTGATTTAGTTACAAGCACTTCTGTAAGAATACGCCCTGTGCTAACTGATACGGTGCGTAGGCTTACTGTTATTTGATCTCTTCTTACCTTGCGGCTTGCACCTAATCCTAGATACCTAGCACCTATACCTGCGCTTTCAATGTTAGCTTCATAACTTAGTACGCCACCTGTCATAACCATATCGCCAAATTTAAGGGGCATTAGCTTTTGTTCTTCATCAAATGTTTCTCTGGTAGATCTAATCAACTGTCGTTCTTTTGTAACTGCATCCAATGACACTCTTTCCACTACATCAAAGAAGTTAGAATGTTTGAGTGCGCGTATTAGGTAAGCATGTGGTGCCTGGGTAACTGCTGTACTAAACGTAGCGTACTTAGAATTAGATCTTCTTTGTCCTGTAAGATCCTGGAAATCATAAACCGCTATAACAGGCTTGCGTTCTGGTTCTGCAACATCCTTAAGATCTGTATGTAAGGTCTGCATTACAGCGTTTTCTAAATACTCAACTGGCGGTAAGTTGTTTTGTAATGGATCTATCATTAGCGTACAACTAGAAAGTAAAACCACCGATAGGGACAATAACGGTAGTTTCTGTTCCATCTTCGCTGATGATAGTAACTTTAACTTCTTCATCTGTTATCTCGTATTCAATTAGGTTGCCGTCTAACTCCATAGATCCGCTTTTGTTAGTATCTTCACCAAACAACGCATCTTCTACTTGCCTGGCAATGTTGGCATAGATCCTGGAAGTAAGGTTTCGCATAAACCTGGCTTCTACGGTGTTAGATTGTTCGCGTTCTATTTCATCTTGTAACGCTTCTATCTCGTCCTGGATAGCTTGTTTTCTGCTTGTTTCTTGTGAGTCTATTGTTAAGTAATGACTAGATGTACCGACACCACTAAAGGAAGGTGATTTAAACTCATGCACCATTTCATCTGCTAGAACCAGGGTAGGGAATAGCAGTAATAAACTAATCTTTCCTTTGATCATTTTTCTGTGCCTTGGTTATTTCGTTCGTGTCTATCAACTCTGGCATCTTTACTAAAGTCTTTAGAAGTACATCATTTCTAATTAATGATTGATCTATCATTCTCACTCTGTCAATCAAACTAACTATGATGCCGTATTGCGAATCTAGTTTTGTTGTTAGCCTTTCTTCCATAGTGTCCAGGCTTGCTTGCACCTTATCATCTAAGACATCTACCTTTTCAGTCATGCCGTCAATGATCTTAAATATAAGTTTGTATAAAAAGAATCCTACGGCTATTAGTGCGGCGGTTGGAACGCCTAATTCTGACACTAATAAAATAGCATCATCCATTCTAAATATACCTGGAAGCTAATAGGGTAGTGATGATAAGTGGGTAAACGCCCCACATAATAGTTTCTAGTCTTTTAAATTTTGCAGATCCTTCATCTAATCTGTCTTCAATGTACTTGAAGCGTATAGAGTTTTCACGCTGATACGCTTCTAGTGTTGTGATGGTTTCAGTTTGGTTTTCCATTAGATCCTAAGAGATCTTCAAGTTCTTTTTGCTTTAAGTTGAAATGATCCCTTTTAAGTTCAAATTCTTGTACTTGGGGTGCTAGTTCTTGTATCTGACCTTGTAAATGTTGCATGGTAGCGGCCACTCTGTATTGCTCATCATCTAGTGTGTCACTACTAAGGCTAGTGCCATCTGGCATATTTATGTCAAAGGTTTGCTTTTGAATAGTGCCTTGAGTTTGCTCCAGGCTTTTTTTATCTTTTCTTTTATTTTCTTCATTTTTGTTTTCCATTGGTTTGCACTCCTATTTAATGGTTTTAATTTGCGGCGATATAAGCTTTACCAGTTGTTACTCCGCCACTACAAGTAGTTTTTTTACTTGAAGATGAACCGACTACGTTAGGTGTATCATCATCTGAATCAACAGGTTCATAAAGCAGGATAGTTTCTAAATGATCTACGTTACGTTGTACGATTTCATTTATCTGGGCTTGTGTCCAAGTTGTCTCAGTTTCTTCTGAACCATCAACATACTTTGATTTCTTGCCATTAGTATTAATGTCGTTAATAAGCGTTACACTATATTCTGCCGCTATTAATACTTCTGCCACTGTTCGAGCCATACTATTCTCCGTTTTATTTACTTTCTAATTCTTCGACTTTTTTTGCAAGTTCTTGTACTGCTTTAATAAGAGGGTAGACAAACATAGATTGTGCCAAGCTTTCAACACCAGTATGGTCTTTTGACCATCCACCAAAATCAGAATGGCCTACTTCATCTAATGCTGTTTTAACTTCTTGTGCTAACATTCCATAAAGTTTAGTAGTTGTATTCATTTTAGCTGTATCTTTACCTTCAAATCCATCTGGAAAATCTTTACTATTTTTCCAATTAAAAGTTACGGGTCTTAATTTATTAATAAAACTTAAACCTAAGTCTGTTGTATTAATGTTAGTTTTTAAATTTTGGTCAGAATATCTTGTCCAAGTTGCATTAGTATCAAAATTATTTTGAATTTTATTTCCACTTTTACCAATAGCAACTGAATTAGCACTAGCATCTATATTATTTCCAATAATTATATGATGATCCCCTGCACCTGATGCCGCCCTAACATCTTTCCCTATGCCAATATTATTACTACCTGACGTTGTTGGTGTTGTTGTTTGTAATGCACCTGCACCAACAGCAACATTTGATGCCCCTGTAACATTTGAAGCTAATGCAAGATTACCTACGGCAGTATTGCTAGAACCTGAACTTGTACCATATAACGCACCATTTCCCACTGCTGTATTTGATGCGGCGGTTGTAGAACCTGAAAGAGCATCAAACCCGAGTGCGGTATTATTATGTGCTGTTTGATTAGCATCTAGTGCTTTAGAACCCACAGCAGTATTTTGAACACCTGTACTGTTTCCTGCTAAAGCATTTGAACCTACTGCTGTATTATCATTAGCTGATGCGTTTGTACCTAAAGCAAAATCTCCCACTGCTGTATTTCTTGATCCTGTGGAATTTTGATAAATTGCTGCATATCCAATCCCTGTATTTTGCGCCCCTGTATCATTAGCGGCAAGAGCGTATGCACCTAAAGCCGCGTTAGATCCCCCTGAGGTGTTAGCTGTTAAAGCATTGTAACCAACTGCTGTTAGTTCATTTATTGTTGTAACTGCATCTAAAGCACCTCTTCCAACGGCAGTATGTTTTAAACCTGAAATGTTTGATGCAAGAGCATTAAAACCTAAAGCTGTACAATCATCACCAGTAGTTAAAGATGCAAAGACATCTACACCTACACCTGTATTATAGTTAGCGGCATTAATAGTTCCTGTAACATTATCGCCAATCATTATAGATGAAGTACCAAAAGCTTTACTGCTTATGCTGTTTACTGTAGTTGCTGTAAGAGTAGTAAAAGCACCTGTGCCTGCCGCACTTGCACCTATATTTGTACCGTCTATAGTGCCGCCATTTATATCAACTGTGTTATTAGCAGTGACAGAAAAGGGCATAGTGATCCAGGCATTGTTAGCACTGTTACGCAACTTTAATAAATTATTGCCTGTGTCTATCCACCACAAATAAGCATAGGTGGTACTTGGTGCGGAAGATCCGCTATTGTTTGAAGATATGGCCAATGCCATATTGTTAATGTCTGCCCTAACTGTTGCACCAGAGGCATTAGCTATAACGTAATCATGTTGTGCCATCTAAAACCCACCTTTACATGTTATAAATTTTGTATAAAAGACCGTAAGTTGCATATTCATATTGTCAATATCCCCTTGCTAAGTAGTAAGCAGTTCTGGCTATTCCAGATCCGCTTGCGTTATAAAACCTAAGTGTAAAACCTGTAGCAGAACTGCTAGTAATCGCATAGTAATCACCTGTAGCCATATCGTTAGCTGTAATGGCTATCTGTGGTGTCGCTAAAAAAGGCGTGTCGTAAGTAAATGCTGTACCGCCTGTAGCTGTAGTTCCTGTTTCTGATTCAAATCTAAAGTAAACCTCTGCTTTTGCAACTAACTGCGATACGTTGATTTGGTGCGTAGTATCGCCTGTAGTACATTCTAGTTTGAACTTATGACCTCTGCCGTAATAGTTACCAATCGTAAATTCTTGATAGGCTGACCAAGTTGCACCACCGCTTGCAGGATCATCATTGGTAGAAGCAATAAACAAAGTAGCGTTTACATCATCAAATGTATTGGCATCTATAGCATCCCAGGTATCTATATTGCCTGCTCTGTTATCCCATATATCTGACGTAGCAACCGTAGCAAATGTCACGCTTCCAGATAGTGTGGCTGACATAACACGCGTTAGATCTATCTTGTCTGCAAATTCGTAAGATCCAGACGTATCAACACCACCAATAGAATCAAATAAACCCCAGGTATCAATATTTTCTGTCTTGCTATCTATAAGCGTATCAGCTTCAAATTTAAGTACGCCGCTATCAGCATCAACAACCATATTTGTTTTAGTGCCTGCAAAGGTTGTATCTGTAATAGTAGCCTGGCTTCTTTTGTCAAAAAGTGAAGCAGAAACGGTATTAACAATGCTTGTTGCGCCAACTGATTTATTACCTGTTGAATCTACAGCTTTGATCAAATAAGTACCTACCAATAATGGCATTGAAGCCGCGTTAGAAGATCCTGGTACATCAGATCCTATTTTTAATGACGTACCCCAAGTTGCACCGCTTGTTGCCACGCTGTGTCTTATCTCAAACGTACCACCAACTTTAACATCTAGATCTGTAGTGGGTGTCCAGGACAAGTTGGCTTGTGTGCTTTCTGCTCTTAAATAAAAGTTAGTTACGTTAGCAGGTGCGGCACTCAGTCCTGTTATCTCTGCTGTAGTAGTTGCGTAAGGTGATTTGATTCCTGCATCATTTACAGCACGTACTCTAAAATCATAATTCGCGGGTGCAATATCAAAGAATTCAAAAAAAGTGCCTGTTGCAGATCCTAACCGTTCAAAGTTTGTAGATTCAGAGGTCAGCTTATATTCAACCTCATAACTTTCTATATACACACCCAACGCTTCCCAGTCTGTGTTGCTTTGTGCAACCCAGGACAAAACTGCTTTAGCTTTTACACCTGAACCTGCTGTCGTTGACACTAAGGATTCTACTACGCTTGTTATACCAGGAGCATTAACGGCAGGCAGTATAGAAGTGCCTTTAGCGTTCATAAGTACCGTTGCATAATTAGATTGAAAGCCTGCGGTATTTACTGCCCTAATAGCAAATTGATAAACACTAGGATCTAAATTATCTATTGTAAATTGTGTGCCAGTTACCGTTCCTGCTTGTATATAAGTTTTGCCTTTCGCACCTTGTATGTAAGCTACTTCGTAATGTTTTATGTAAGGTGATGTAGTGGCCTTCCATGACAAACTAACTCTGTTAGTCACTTTAGGATCGTTAAACAATAAAGTCTCTGTTGCTGTTAAGCCTTTTGGTGTATTTACGACATCTAAAGCAGGAAGGGCAGTATTTGGTGCTGTATCAAATGTTTTTGCTGTTCCTGGTGTATAGACATCAGCATCGTATTCCCTAGCAACTATAGAAATTTCATCGTTTGCTTCTATGCCTATTTGTATAACTCTAAATAATTTACCTGCGCCACTATTTAAACTAGACCAACCAGGCGCATCTAATTTTATATATATGACATCGCCCACTTCTGCCAACAAGCCCTCTTGTAGCGTTCTAAAATCAATGATGATGCCTTGTCTGCTTTGCTTTAATGTTTGTTCTGCAATGTACTGAGCCTGGTAATAATCAGCAGTAAAAGGCAGTTCTATTTTGCGCTCTAATAAAAGATCATTATCTTGTGTCTTGTATGTACTGCTTTCTGAATATACAAAATCAGCTTGCCACTCATTCTGAGGATTAAAGAAGTTTGCTTGAACTCTGTTGGCCAAACTTTGTTTACCAGGTAACGTAATATTAAAATTAGGCATGATGGTAGATTCATCAAACGTCAATGAAGCTGTTTCTGCTTTATCAATAATTAATTTGTAAAAACCACCACTAAAAACAAGCATACCCCTACAAGATGTCAGCATTTTATTCAGTATATTCATACTAGATTCGCCAACAGTTACTACGCCATTCATGGTAAATCTTTTTTGTGTGATAGTCGTACCATCGTCTTTTGTAATAGTAATTAGTTCATCACAATAGTTTGCCGCCGCTTCAAATGACGATGTGCTTATTTGCGTTCCTGATATACCCTTGCCGTAAGTAGAATTAGTCAGATAATCTTTTATGCAAAGGGCAGGGTTGTTACTGTATCTGTCTATAGAAAATGCAGTTCCAGAATAAGTATTTCTAGTGTCTTCTACTACTTTGCCTAATATATCTGCATTGATTGTAGGCACACCAGATCCCCATACCTCATTATCAGCTTCTAGCTGTACATACAAATAAGCCACACCGCTTAATTTGTAAGTAGAATCCCATACAAAAGGTGCTTCACTGCCGTTAGCTACATTTACCAATTCTGCATCAGCCGCTTGTGTTGTTTCTCCTCTATGCACACTTATATAAGCCTTACCGTCAAATCTTGAATCCATTTGCGGCCATATTTCTACGTTATTGGCATAAACTTTTTTGACAGCTCCTATTGGCCCCTCACACAATGCTATGACCATGTTTAGGTATCTATTATCAGCTATCTCTTCTACTGAGTCTGGATCTCCTGGCACTGGATAGCCTGGAGAAGTAGCTACAAATACTTGTATTCCACCAACACGCCTTGCGCCATATATAACAGGTAAGGGTGCAGAACTAGATCTGCTGTTGCTTAGAACTGTTGCGCCTTGCTGTGCTAAACCAATTTTAGGAACTTCATATAAACCTTGTATAACACCACCAACAGCATTAAAAAAAGCACCTGCGGCTATATAGCCTAGTACCTGGCCTGCTATGTAATTACCAGTAGCATAAGAAAATAATAAAGTAAAAAACTCAATTGTTCCTTTTACAAAAGCTACTGCCTGTCCCATTAATTAATCCTCAATGCCCAATTAAAAAAATCAAAACCATCAATTCTGGTGATAGATGTTTTACTGTCTTCTATCACAGATAATATTTTAGTTCCTAAACAAATATGCCCCATTTCAAAACCTTTGGTATGCACAATTAATATGTCACCAGTCCTGGCTAACTTTGGTGGCAATCTTATAGCACCTAGTTCTTCTACAATGCCATCAGTAAAGGTGTATTTTTGTTTTTTGTTAAATTTGACAGCACCTATCTTAGTTTTGTATTTGCCATAGATCATACTCAAAACATCATTGCCCCATACTTCGTCTAAGTATTTAAGCACTAAGGTATTGCAGTCGTTAGTACCCCAGGCGAACGGTGTATCTAGTTCCTTTTGTGCAAATGCTATTGTTTCTAAATCCTTCATTCCCCTATTACAAATCTAATGTTTTCTTGTGGTTTTACCGCGCTAATATTGATAGTTGTATTTTTCTTACCGCCCCTGGCAACGCTTGTTGCTTTAACAGGTAATTTCACATAGGTATAAGCACCGCCGCCTACTGCTGTAGAGGTAGCGGCTGTGGCTACCGTAACAGTAAAACTGTTGGCATTTGGCACACTAGCTACTGTGTGTGATTTGTTAAGATCGGAAGCAGGCACACCACCTACATCAGTAGATCCTATTATCACTACTGTATCTCCTACGGCTAATCCATGCGCAGTGTGGTGAAAGGTGACGGTCGTACTTCCTGAAGTCGTTGCTACAAATGGGCTATTGGGTGACAAACCATCTATAGTAACGCCGTCACCTCCACCGTTATTCACGGTACTGGTTACTGAATCTGCTACTGTTATATTTACAGCATCATTACTTTTTATTGATGTTACTGTTTTAGTTCCATTAATACTTGATGCGGCTACACCACCTACGGCGGCCGATCCTGCGATAACTACAGTTTCGCCTACATTTAACCCATGATCCGCAATGTTGACTGTGACAGTGTTTGCTACTGTTGTATCAGTTGAGATAGGAGGTGATGTTGTTTTTTCTTGTTTTACTATTGCTACCTTTGCTGTTCTAACACCGTTGCTGTTTACTTCTTTTACTTCGTGTTTTTTACCTATTAAATGCTGTTCAGTAATGCCGCCAATATCACCTGTGTTTTCAAACTCTATAAATTGGCCAACTTTGATAGTTTCAGTAGGATCTAATATCTCAACTTCATTTTCTTTATTGGTTGTAGTATTTGTTTTGATACCAGTTGTAACAGGAGGCTTACCGTAAATAGTTAAACTTCTACCGCCTGTAAAGTTTTCAACAACTGTTACATCTTCATCAATATCAAAATAAAAAGCATTTGGATCTGCTACGGTTACTGTCTGTTCACCGTTTATTGACGTTGAAGGTACTTCAGTTGTGCTTTCAGCACCATCTATGTCAACGGTATCACCTGTGCTTAATCCATGCTCTGCAACATTAACATAAACTCTATCGCCCAGATCTGGATCTATTAATATTGGGTTGCCCCAAGGATTAGTAACTACTAATGATTCTGATCCTATACCGCCAGTGTTTGTGTAAGAAGCACCAGTTAATTCACCAGTTAAAGATCCTGCGCCTTCTACTCTGTTACCTGCGTTAAATTCTTGGCCCCACACTATGTCTTTTATTATTTGTGAAGCGTAAATAAAACCGTTATCACCTGGATAATGTAGCTGTTGGTTTTCATGGTTAGTGTATCGCCCTGGAGTCTTTTCAAAATCTACAAATTGATTTGAAGCAACAACAGCTATTGTGGCTAAACCTGTGTCCGCATCTTCTGTAATAACAGGTGAGTCTAATCTGCCATCAAATATAGTGACTGGATCTGCTATAAGTGCATTTGAAGTATTGATAAATGCTTTTCTAATAACTACACGTCTATCAACGTAATTTTCTGTTAAAAACAGATTAGTGTATTGCTGATCAACACCAGACAAGCTAAGTGTGATTCTAGATGCTGTAACTTCTGTGCTTTCCTCTATGTTTGCAAAGTTTAAAAAGAAACCTAAAGCATCATAGGTATTACTATCGTAAACAACATCCCTGTAATTGTCTGTTACGTAATAAGTGGCACTGTCTAAATACACCTCTATCAGATGCAAAGGGTGTGATTGATCTTTTTTGATCTCAGTTTGGAAAGCAGTTGTACTTCCTCTGTTTGCCATCTATGTAACCTCTATAAGATCTATTTCATATTGATAGTAGGCCGTAGGATCTGTTGTGTAACCTCTAACGTCACTGGCGAAAGCCACCTGAAAAGGCACAGAAGCAATGGTAAGAGTCTCATTATCTGCAACTGCGCTTTCTAATCTAGGAGAAAAATTAAGGGTAGCAACGCCAGATCCGTTACTGCTCATATCAGAAGTAACCATATAAACTTTTGTGTGGCCTGAGAATTTAAAGAAATCACCAGATCTTAGAATGTTAGATGTACTGGCAGTCAAGCCATCTACTGTGCCTGTAGAAACTCCTGCCGCTAATGCCGCATTTACTACTGGTGATTCACTAGATGCACCTCTTGTTGTGCCTATTGTATTAGGAACCCAGGTAAAGGTTTCAAACTGTCCGCGTTGTGCAACACTGAAAGCAAATATAGGATCAAAATCTGCCCTGGCTAATGGTGGGAATGTGCATTTGAATAACCATCTTTGCCCACCTCTAGATCTAGCTTGTCTTCGTAGGTTGTTAGCAACACTAAGTAGGGTAGGTTCAAAACTTTGTACTTCTATAGTGAGTGGGGCAGGGCTACTTGGGAATGTTCCGCTCATGTTCCTAATGGCCCTCGTCTGCCGCGTTTGTTAAATGATTGTTCTACTATTCCAACGATTGTTGGTGCTTGTTCTGCAATAGCGGCTGTAGCATCTTTTGAGTCAAATGCCTTGATGTCGTAAGTAATGTTTACATTTGTTGTGCCGCCACCTGCCATGCCCATTTTGTTATTTGGTACTATGTTGCCGTTACCTGGTGCAGTAAATAATTCTGGGCCTCTTTCTCCAACCATATAAGTTCTACCACCAGTCACAGGGCCGCCAGATGCTTTACCAAATATACTTGATATAGTTGCTACAGGCCCACCCATTATGTAATCAACAATAGGCTTAATAACTGCTAGTCTCAAAACTTCTTGTATTATTGAATCAATAACAGTTTTAAATAAAGTGTTCATGTTCATAAAGCCTTCACTAGTTCTATCAAAGAAATCTGTAAATGCGCCTTCTAAAGATCCTTCTATCGTGTCTTCAAACTGTTTTACAACAGTCATTGTGTCTTCTACGCCTTTAGTAACTGATTCACTAAATACGGCTACTGCCGCTTCTACTTTATTTTTGTCAAATATGCCTGCTTGTACGGCTTCTTCTAATTCTTCTCTAAAATCTGCAATTTTTTCTGTAGGCGTTTTAAGGCTTTCGTTAATTCTTTCTGCAAATGCAATAACTCTTTTATCTACTATTTTTAATTCTTCACCTGTCTTAGTTACCCCTGCGTTTACTCTTCCAAAAAATTGTTCTAGTTGTTGTGGGTTAAAAGCATCATTGTCAAAAAATACATCTGTTAATGTTTCTTTTATTGTAGAAGGTAAATTAACTAACGAAATTATTGCTGATTGAACTGGGCCGCGTACTGTACGTGCCAATACATTCATAGCATCATTAAATTCTTCAGCTCGTTTTGTGTCTTCGTCTGTCAACACACCTGGCGCAACTTCCGCAAGATCTAACATGGCTTGATGTCCATCGCGTAGCATGTTGACCATTGGTATGCCTGCCCTACCAAATAGTTTTGTTGCCAAACCTGCCTTTTCTGTTGCGTTCTCTACACCATCTAAGGTGTGCATCATTTCTATAAAAAGAGCATCTATTGATTTTGTATTTCCTTCTGTGTCTTTTAAAGAAACGCCTAATTGTTGTATTGCATCTAGACCAAGACCTAAGCCCATTGTTGCTTCACCCATAGTTTTAGAGAAGAAACGTAAACTCTTATCAAAACCTTCTGCGGCTACACCAGATTGTTCAGCCGCAAATTGAAATCTTTGTAAAAACTCTGCGCTTACACCTATAGATGATGAAACTTTAGCTAAATCATCGGCTGTTTGTAATGTTTGCCTACCAAAGCTAGCTATAGCCGCAGTACCTATCAAACCAACAAAAGACTTTTTCATAAAAGCCATACTTTTTGAGGTTTTATCTAAACTGCGATTGACTTGACTAAACGCCTGCTGAGTCTTGTTCTGCGCGGTTATATTAAATCTATAGTCTTTGCTAGCCATTTCTTTTTTCTAATTCGCTCTTATACTCCAAATAAGCAATCCAACCGTTAAACTCGGACAATGACATTTTTTCTTGTAGATCTGATACCGTCAGACCTAGTTTTTCTGCTAAAGCGTACTGAGCAAAAAAATCATTGTCCTCTCTTACTTTCCCTTTTGTTCATCAATAGATGCACCAGACATGATCTTAGCGGCTAGTTCTGCCGCAACATCAGCATCAACCTCATGCATTAATGCTCGCTTATCACCTAGATCAAATATCTTATTACCGTCTGAATCTAATGCTTTATAGATCAACGTATAAGCCATAATCTCTAGATCATCATTCTGCGCTAACTTATAAAGTTTATTCTTTTCAGCCAACGTCATTGGCTTGTAATAAACACTTAAAGGTACGCCGTCAGCTCCCCATTCTGGGACTTCCACCATTTCTATTGCTAATCCACTGAAATGAACTTTTGCACTCTCAATTGCTTTCATTTCTTACACCGTTGCCGTTGCTACTGCGCCTGTGTAGGTAGCACTTATACTAGCTTCAACCATGCCATCAAAAGATCCTGTTATGGATTTTGAAGTTACGATTGCTGTGCCAGTGTAATAAGTATCACCACTTGTTGATCCTTCTGGATATAAGACTAAAGTTACAGAAGATCCAGGTGCTAATGCAACCTGTCCATTTGTATCTGTCTCATCCCAAAATAGATCTACTGATGCATCAGCAGAAGTCAAACCAGAAAGGTACGTTCTTGCCGTATCTCCCATAGCTGTGTCTTCTATAACGTCAGCATTTGTATTGATAGTCCATGTACGAACTTCCGCTACTGTGTTTGAGCCTACTTTTACTAAGCCTTCTTTTCCTGCGTGTGTTGCCATTTCTATTCCTCGCTATTTTTATTTTTTTTACTTACAGACTTGGATTTCTCCTCAGTCCAACCTTTACTAATTAAATACTCCACCTGGCTTACGTGTGCATCAATGCTATCTTTGCCATTTGGAGAATATAAAACTGCCATATCTACTCCTTACACCGCCGTTTGTGGTGCATTTTCTTTAGTCATGTATTCAACTCTGTACGTTAGTGATATCACAGCTAATGGTTTTTCACCTTCGCCGTCATATTCAATTTCAGTAGATTCTAGATAAGAGTTTTTAGCCAGGCTGTTAAGCGTGACATCATTACCCATAGCCGTTTCTACTTCTTTTGCTATCGTGTCCACAGTATCGTCATAATTACTAACTGCTTTTACATAGCCTTCAATAACTAAAGATAAGTTTCTTAAAAGTGTTCTCGCCCCTGACATAGTTACCGCTTCGCTATCCTCAGATTTGGTATAGATCAACAAACCAGGCAAATTAGCCGCACCAAGAGGGTATACCCTTGATTGGTAGACTTTAGTTCCAGTAGTGGTTAGCCCTGTAAGGGTTGTAGCCGCTCTTTCTCTTAATTGTTGCCTGACGTGTGACACTATTGCTCCTCTAAGACTAACGCAGTAACACCTACGCCATCTGGCTGAACATTAATAATATTATAAGTAACAGAACTGATTAGAATCGTATCGCCGATCTCTACATTGGTCATGTCTGCGGATCTTCCTGTGCATACAGGTTGTGTTCCTTCAACTTCCATGCCCAATCCAGGATCTATAGCAAAGTATTCTTTGTTTAAAATGACGTTAATACTAGAGCCGCTACCATTTATAGTGATAGTGGCCGCAGTACCATGTGCATCTGTATCAAAGTAACCTGCTAAATCTGCTGACGATTCAAGTACCATTACTTAGCCTTTTTGCTAGGTGCCTTTTTGACTGCTTTAGTAGCTGTCTTTTCTGGTTTATCAGAAACATCGCTTGCTGTGCCGTTGCTTATGAATTGTCTTGCTTCCGCAGAAGACACTTCTACAACGTCATTTTTCTTACGCATGATTCCTCTAATGTAGGCATCCTGTTCCATTTTTATTTGTGCCATTGTTTGCTCCTTTGAGAGAGGGGAGCGAACTCCCCTCAAATCAAAATAATTAGACAGTAATATCCTTAATCGCCGCGAAAGCGTTAGGTATTCTTACTGCAACATCAACATCTTGGAAGAACGCGATTCTAGTTCCACCAGAAGTGCTTAATGTTGAAGAGTCCACAACTACATCGACTCCGCTCCAAAATCCCATCATTACTTGGCCAAAGTCACCTAAGATAAGTGCATGGCAAGTACCAGAAGTAGATCCTTTAGTTAGGGTACTAGGTACGTTAGTTGAAACAGTTACGTTGTGTCCTAAGATAGAGTTACTATCGTTTAGAATGAAATTACCTTCAACACCTGAACCCTGTCTTGGTATTTGTCTCATTGCACCCTGTACACCAGGAGTTGTTGCAAAGTTTAAAGTACCAGTTAAGGCATTATCAGCCGCTATAGCCGCTTCCATGGCTACAACTTTGGCATATGTAATAGCACCACCGTTAGTGGCTATGGCAACAACATTAGTGTCTGATTCTTGCAAGATACCAGAAGGCTCATTAGAACCGCCGCCGTTTATAGCAACTTGGTCTATCTTAGCCGCCATAGTTTGTACTACGTCATTTCTAAGTATTTGCTCAACAGAAGGATCCGATTGCAATGCTAGTTTTCTTGTGTAGTCAACGTATGTGGCTAAAGTCTTAGGTGCCATTGTGACTTGCGCAAAAGTTGCCGCGCCTTCACTTGGTGCCGCGCCTTCTGCAACAAAAGCTGTGTTGGTCACAGATGCAGATAGCTTTGGAATCGCTATATCACCTTGTAAACCAGTCATAACTCTGCCGCCTAATTGTGCAACAACTGAGTTTGCATAGACTTCACCGATGAACTCATTAGCCAGGTGTTCTGTTCCTTTTAAGAACCCACCACCTGTGTTACTACCAACAGTTTGATCCCTTTGCCCCCAACCTATGTCCATAGGTAGGTAGAAACCTCTAGCTTCTTTACCAGTTCTAGAAGCGATTTCATTAGAGATCTCTCTTTCTAGTCCTGCGTTTGACCAGTCACCGCTTGATGCCGCTCTAATCGCATTTAAAAAGGAATAACTTCCTCTTTCTCTGTCGTTTAGTCCAACTTCTGCTACTGGTGTTTCTAGTGGCTTATCGTCTGCTATTTGATTAAGAAGGATGCCTCTAAATTGCTCTAATGAATGTCCTTCCGCTATTGATACATCAGCTAAATCACGTTTATGGTGTTTAGTAGCTAATGCAAGTATTTCCTTTGCTTCTTTAGCAACTTCAGATCTAACGCTTACTGCGGTTTCAGATCTAAGAGCATCTAAATCAACTTCTGGAGTTTTATTTTCTTCCATTGTTTTTTCCTTAATAGAATTGTTTATATCAACAGGGGCTTGCGCCTCTGCACTATCTTTTGACCTGGCAACACCCACCATAGGGTTTGTGTCAGCAGGGAGTGAAACTAGGCTTGCTTCCATAGGAGTCCAATTGGCCCTATAGGTTGTGTCTTCCGCAGATTCGTCTCTTACCATAGAGTTAATTCTGTAGCCGACACTGACTGAACGCTTAATACCGTCCAAAACATCGTTCCAGGTTTCTTGTGCTAGTTCGCTTCTTCCGAAACGCACCGTTGCTAATGTCCTATTAGTAGCACCGTCTAAATTAAAATCCTCAACAATACCTACTTGCCTAGTCGTGTCATGGTCTAGTAAAACAGGCATATTGCCGCTTCTTGCCCAACTCATATCAACTGAGCCAGGGGAATGGTCTAGCACCTCCATTCCAAAACTACGTTCCACAGGTTCCTCAGAAGAAAGAGCAATGCGAACAGTTCGTTTGTCCTCATTAATCATTTCTGCTCTGGATAAATCAATGGAACGGTAGTTGGTTTCGTCTTTGTCAAAACGCTTTTCCTCGTCTTCATCATCGCCGTATGAATTAGCTTCTATGTCTTCTACAATTTCTGCTTTTGCAAACTTTACGTTGTAAGAATCAGCATCTTCTTCTACGGCTAATATGTGACGTTCTTCCGTCCTTTCGTCCATATCTGTCTCCTTGGATTTAAGTTTTAAATTAGAGCCGTTAGGCTCGCTTTCTATAGATTCCTCTATAAAAACTGTTTCACCTCTATCAGCTAACTTACGTTTAAGCTGATTGATGATTTTTTTCATACCACCTGTACCTAACTTTGGGTTTACTACACCCCATTTCATTAAGGCTACAATGCCTGCAACATTTGACACGTTAGGTTCTTTGTCTGTTCCAACGAAAGCATTGCCATCATTAACACTGTGTCTGGCCGCCCAGGCTTCGCGTTCTTTAATCCAATCTAGAACGCCTTGTGTTTCAGATCCTTGCCTGGCTCTACCCCATAAGGTAAAGGCATCACTACCCCTTGTGTTGCCACCTGCGCTCCAGATACTCTTATGATTGTTTTTTAGATCTAAAACATAATCATAATCAAACTGTTTATATTTAGAATTACGCAAACTTATCTTCTGATCATCACCAGATTCAGGAAAATTAGTTTCTCTGTTATGTAATTCAGGCACTTTTTACCCCTTGCAGAACAGCAAAAACCCTTAGTCCTAAAGAAAACAAGACGATAGAGAGTGCGCCCAACGTCTGTATTTTGCTCATCATTTGTAGTAAATGATCCCACCTCAACTGCTTATTCATCATCTGCACCTTGTAACTCTGGTTCAACTGGTGTTGTTTGCGCGCCAAAAGGCTGAAATGCGGTTGTTACACCGTATTGCTCTGCTAATTTAGTTTCTCTGTCGTGCTGTTCAAATAGTTCTTCTACATCACGACCGTATGCCGCTTGTATATCACTCATGGTCACTTGTCCTGATTTAAGACCTAAGATGTTAGCCTGGATCTCTTTTTGTGGATCTACATAACTCCAGGATCTTGGAATAAACGTAGTTGAGTCTGCAAATTTATCAAATCGTGTTATAGGCATAGGGATCTGATTAGTTGTCATAGCCATTTCTAGCCATTCTCTAAATATTGGCTCTATAAAGTGTGCAATTACAAATTCTTGTATAACTCCAAACTGTGCGCGGTCTTCTAAAGATCCTGCGCGAATAGAGCTGTAATTAACTGAACTTAAATCGTTAGCTAATGAGTGATAACTGATGTTTAAACCACTTGCTATACCTCTAAGTATGGCTGTTTCAAATGCTTCAAATGCAGAAGTAGGGTGGTTAGGCTCAAAACTCTTAAAGTCCATGCCGCTAGGTAGCTGTTCAAATGTGCCTGGTTCAGCTTCCATAATAGGCGAATAGGTATCTTCGTAGTCTTCACCTACATAACCATCGCCGCCAGGAGAAACATAGAAACCCATCTTACAAGCCGCAAGTCTTGATGCAGTTAATTCTGCTTGCCTGTAACCGTTTAAAGTATGGATCTTATCCATAGCAGTTGAAGTCCAGGGTACACCGCGTGTCATTTCTGGTCGTTCTTGTATGTAAGCGTGTATCAATTCATCCGCAGGAATCCTGGTGTACTTTTGTGATTGCACTGTGCTGTATTGTGCAGAGTCATAAGGGTGTTGCTTGAATAAATGATAAGCCAATGGTTTACCTACACCATTTACTTCAACGCCCATGCGAATAGTCGCATTGTCTTTCAATTTATAGTCGTATTCTTCGTCTAAGTGATCTGCTTCAATAAACTGGATTGAATAGTTATAAGGATTGTCTTTAGTCCTTACGTGTTTAACTAAACACTCTCCGTCCCTTGCTAATGTTTCAACAAATAGCTTTTGTGCATCAATAAAACTTAATTTGCCAGTTACAGTACAGCTTTCCTTCTTACACCATTTAGCAAATTCACGTTCTACTATCTGATTGCCGATTATATCTAGCTGACCGTTATCATCCCTGGCCTTGCATGAGAGTCTTATGCCTTTTGTGCCTATAACATTAGCTGAAAGTAACGCTAAATATCGTTTAACGTAACTGTCGTTCCTGGCTAACTCTCTAGATCTGTCGCGTAATGTGCGTAAAGCAGGAGCCAGTTCTGCATCAGCAGACTTAGAATTGCTAAAAAAATCTGCAAATAAACGACCTTTGTTAGCACCTGCGTATGTACGCAAGTTGATAGGTCTACTTTTTTTACGGCTTCCAAATAATCTTTTGTACCAGGGCATCTAAAATCTCGCTTTTATTGAGGATCCTGTGGCTAAACCTTTACTAATCCTGTCTTTTTTTATCTCTAAATTAACTTTGTATCTGTAGTATTCGTACCAATCGCGTATTTCTTCTGGAGTCATACGGCTCAAAGATCTACCTGCCACACTCATACTAGATTGATCTATAGATGCTCTGTTTTCTAACATGGCTTCTAGTGCATCAAAGACTATTCTTGCGTGTGATCTAGGATCTGACGTGTCAGCATCTAAATTAGCTTCTAAAGTTACAAAACCTGAACTAACAACTACTCTTTGTGAAGATGAGTTAGTAATGTATTCCTGGTAACTGTAATCGCCCTTGGTGTAACCTGCTGTAGTTGTACTAGGCACTTCTACTATGTAGGCAGTTGAACTTTCTGTAATTACAGAACTAGCAAGGGATATTTCTGTAGCGGCTGAACTTAATAATCTGAAGCTATAAGTTAGCGTATAACTTGTAGGGATGTAATCTGTTGCTATGTCTTCTCGTTTCCATGCCCAACGATCACCGACCGTTAAAGTTTCTGGCACATTAGAAGGGTAATTCTCTGAGTCAAATAAATTAGCCAATTTCTGCCCTCATACAGTTTTTTTAAAACCGTAAGTTGCATTTTTAGCTTGTCAACACTCTACCAATCCTTAACAAATGATTTTTTTCTACTTGGTCTGCGTCTTTCTTTGGCTAAATCTCTAGCTTGTTGTTCTTTAGCAGGTTGTTCTTCTTGTTGTTCTTCTGTGGTTAATGTCTTATTTGCAATCTTTTCTAAGTCTGGATTAAGTATGTGAAAGGCTACTAATGAATAAACGTATGTATCTAACGCTTCATTTCTTTCACGTGTAGGTACCCATACAATAGTTTTACGTCCTCTTACGTATTTAACTTGTCTTTTCTCAGATGTAAGCTGTTTAAAGTATTCATCGTCAACAGTAGATGGAAAATGTATATAGCCTGGGCCTGGTTCTTCAATCTGTAACCAACTAAACACAGTTTCTTTTGCAGTATCTACACCAGATGGAAATAATTGCACTCTTTGTCTTCCTGATTGTGTTGGTCTACCTGCTATGGGCTTGCCAGGTTGCGATTGCCCCTTGATAGCGAATATTCTTCTGCCTTGTCTAACTTTTACAAAGTTATAAACAGACTGTGTTTGATAACCTGAGTCAATAGCAATACACGCTATAGGTAGATCTGCTTTAGTTTCTCTTTGATATCTTCTTTGCACGTAATCATCTAGTTCATGCCAAACTGCGTATTGTGATGTTTCGCCCCAAAAGACCTGATTATCTATAACGTAAGAATGACTTTCTAAACCCCATCCCACCACTTGTAATTCTAATCTATCATCTTGTACGTCAACGCCTGCGGTAATTACCAACACATCATCTGGTACGCACTCTGCATCCCAATTCTCTCTTCGTTTTAGTAAGCCTTCTGATTCTATTTCTGTACCAGAATCACGCCACACTTCGCCAAGTGAAGTATTAACCCAAGTCTTTAACAACTCTGGATGTTTTTTAGCTTGTGCAAACCCAACAGCCATTGATGCCCACGTAGACCAGGGCGAATACAGCTCTGATATATGAAAACCTGCAATCGTAGTTGTTTCGTTTTCTGCCCTCCATTCGCCATCACGTAGCATTTGTACTTTATGTTTTTCTTCCATAATAGATCCACATTCTTGGCATACGTAATGTGCGGTTTCAGGTTCGCTTTCTTCCCAATGAACATTTGCCCATTCCAACGTAATATATTCATTACAGTGTACGCATGGCACCCAGAACTTGCGTTTATCGCTAGTCTCAAACGCTGTTTGTATGCGTGATAATCCATCTATTGTGGGTGTAGATGCCATGATAATTTTACGGTTCCAAAATGTAGTAGTACGCTTAGTTGCTAATGATATTGGATCTCCTTCACTGCCTGCGGATGCAGGGTATCTATCGCACTCATCTACTAACAATATTCTTATTGGCCTACTTGCTAAACCACTTGCGGAGTTAGCACCAGTAATAGTCATGTGACCACCAGGAAACTTTTTGTGCAAAACAGTATTTTCACTGTCTCTAGATCTTGGTTCTTTCACTTTATCTTCTAGGGCAGGGGATGAAGCAAGCATGGGTGCTAATCTATCTTTTGAAAAAGATCTTCCCATTTCTATAGTAGGTTGTAAGCACATAATGGGGCAGGGATCCTGGCTAATGTAATAACCCAACACGTTAAGTAACAATTCTGTTGCGCCTACTTGTGCGCTTTTCATAAATACAACGGTTTCTATGTTGCGATCTATAATGCAATCCATTATTTCTTTTTGGTAAGCCGCGCGTGATGTTCTCCACTTGCCTGGTTCTGCGCTAGACTCAGAAGTTAAGAAACGATAGTTGTCAGCCCATTCACTAACTAGTAGCTTCTTGGGCGGTTGAAACGTCTTCGCCGTTTCCGTCCATACCCATTTCATTGGATTCTGTGTATTCAGATTTTGAGAGTTCGTTGAGTGTTTCATATATTTCGTTGGTTAATAATTCTTCTGCTTCTGCGTAGTGATCTAAACCTATTACCTGATGTGCTAATTTTGCAGGTAAATTTAATAACTTTGCTCGCACGTTAGATACAAACTCTGTCCAGGTTGTTCTAACATCGTCAGCTTTTATAAGGCTACTGCTTAACACTTGTACTTCCATTTCTGCTTTATCAGCTTGTGCAGAAGTAAGACGTGTCTTGTGTTCTGTAATAGTTCCATCATCAGTGTTAGATGTCATTCTGGCTTTAGTCCGCAGATAATTTATGTACGCAACTCTGCATTGATCTAGGCTCATAGACTTACCAGGCGCAGAAGGTAGTATGTTTTGGCCTTTTAGCCTAGAAACCCACTCAGGCGAACAGTCTAGATGTTCAGCTACTTCTTTGTTAGTTGCCATGATTTTGAACCAACCCAAAAAGGGCAGTGTCTAAAAAAATATCGACGTCCGAATCACC